TATATAGTTAAAAATACTGATACTAATAAATCTTATATAGGTAAAAAAGTATTATACCATAATAAAAAAGTAAAATTAGGTAAAAAAGAAGTAGCCGAACTAACTGGTGTTGGTCGTAAACCAACTACTAAAATAGTAACCAAAGAATCAGATTGGGAAACATATTACGGCTCTAATAAAGAAGTAATGCAATTAATTAAAGATGGTAAACAAGATTTATTTACTCGTACTATAATTAAATTAGCACCTAACAAAAAATTACTAACTTACTACGAAACACAAGCCCTATTCACCTATAAAGTATTAGAACATCCAGAGTCATTTTATAATGATAATATATTAGGCAAGTTCTTTACTAAGGACTTCACATTATAGTTTGGCTTTTTAACCTATCTTACGTATAATATGAGGTATGGTAAATCAACTCCTTATAAATGTAGTAAATTCTGTATTAGGTATTGGTAAACAAACGTCAAAAGGTAATCATGCCTATCACTGTCCGTTTTGTAATCACCATAAACCTAAGTTAGAAATCAATTTTACTGAATCCGATAAAGGTGACAACCCATGGCATTGTTGGACTTGCAATAAAAAAGGTAAGTCCTTAATTAATTTGTTTAAAGTAATACATGCCGACCCCGATAAAATTAATGAGTTAAGACCATTAGTTAAATACACTTCAGGTGAAAAAATAGTACAAACTACAACTATTTTAAAATTACCTCAAGAATTTAAACCATTAACTAATATATCTGATAGTAATATTATAGGTAAACATGCTTTAAATTATATTAAAAAACGAGGTATAACAGAAGATGATATATTAAAATATAATATAGGTTATTGTGAGGGTGGTAAATTTAATAAAATGATTATTTTACCATCATATGATGCTACGGGCAAATTAAATTACTTTACTGCTCGTAACTTTGATAAAACATCAAGTCTTAAATATAAGAATCCAGATGTGTCACGTAACGTTATACCATTCGAACTGTTTATAAACTGGAATACACCGATTATACTGTGCGAAGGAATGTTTGACGCCATTGCTATTAAACGAAATGTTATACCGTTATTAGGCAAGAATATACAGTCTACGTTGATGTTAAAGCTAGTAGCATCATCTGTTAAGAAAATTTACGTAGCTTTAGATAGAGACGCATTAAGAGAAGCATTACAATTTTGTGAACAATTAATAAATGAAGGCAAAGAAGTATATTTAGTAGATTTAGATGGTAAAGATCCAAGCGAATTAGGATTTAGACATTTTACTGAATTAATACAGAACACCTATCCCCTAACCTTTTCAGGCTTGCTTGAAAAAAAATTATCATTATGATAGAAAAAAATGTAAACATTAACAAAAAACATGTTAAACGTATTTTAGAAGCGGATGTAGATTCTAAACGAGTTAATATATTAGACAGTAGATTCTATAGTAGACATGGAAATTATTATCCATCTGTTACTAATATTTTACAATTTATGCCAAAAAATAAATATTTTGAAAATTGGCTTAAAGATGTAGGACATAACGCAGATATTATTGCTCGTAGAGCAGCTGAAGAAGGTACTCAAGTACATGACGCCGCTGAAAGATATCTTAAAGGCGAAAAACTACAATGGTTTGATGAGAAAGGAACATCTATTTATTCATTAGATGTATGGAAAATGATTTTAAAATTCCATGATTTTTGGAGTACTTATAAACCAACTCTAATAGAGAGTGAAATCCATTTATTCTCAGACCAATTTATATATGCTGGTACTTGTGATTTAGTACTTGAAATTAATGGTGAAAAATGGATGGTAGATATTAAAACATCAAAATCATTACATACAAGTCAAGAATTACAATTAGCTGCTTACTCACAAGCATGGAATGAAAACTTTGAAGAGAAAATAGAACGTGCAGGTATATTGTGGTTAAAATCAGCTAAACACGGTCCTGATAAAAATAATAAAAAAATTCAAGGTAAAGGTTGGGAATTAGCAGAATCTGAGCGTAGCATTGAAGATAATTTAACATTATTTCATTCAATTCATAATCTATTTAAATTAGAAAACCCAAACCCACGCCCATCATCTGAACAGTATCCTACAGAAATTCAAATAGGAGTATAAGTATTAATATTTATATATAAACATTAAGATGATTTCTTTAATTGAGCTTTTAAAATCAATAACTTTAGAAGGTGGCAACGTATTTGGCACCACCTCTAGTATCAAAAAAGAATACATCCAACCCACTCTTAAAAATTTCACTGCTGAATTAAATAAAGTATACCCAAAAGTAAAATTTAACTTTAATACTTTAGGTTCAGTTGGTAAAAAAGATGAATCTGGTGATATTGATTTAGGTATGAGTGTTGACCAATTTATGGATAAAGATGGTAATCCATTATTATCTAATTGGAATATTGATAAAGCTGAATTTGACACTCTATATGAAAAAATTAGAAAACGTTCACGTTCAGCATCAGAAACTCAAAGCAAATTAAGAGCTATGTTAGAATTAATAGCTACTAATCTTGAAAAGAAATCAGAATATATAGACACTGATTTAAAAGCAGCAGGTAATGGCTCAATATTTTGTAATTTTCCTCAATACAATGAAAAAGGAGAAATACTTAATGATAAATCAGTACAAATAGATATTAATGTAGGTAATTTAGATTGGCTAAATTTTAGTTACTATTCAAATACCTATAAAGATAATGTAAAAGGTTTACATAGAACCCAATTAATGGTAGCTATGTTCCAAGCATTAAATAAAACTTTTAGTCATGGTACTGGTGTTAAGGATAAAGAAACAGGAGATATAGTAGCGACTAATCCTCAAGAAGCATTAGATGTATTAAACCAAGGATTTAAACTTAATTTATCTCAAGATGTATTAAATGATTATTTTGAGTTAATGGATGTTTTAAAGAAAAAACTACCTAAAGATAAATTAAATCAAGTATTAGATATATATTTAAGAATATTAGACTCAACTAGAGCTGATATTCCATTAGATCTTCAAGAATATTGGATTACTAATCAAAGTCGCTTAGGTCTTAAAGGTAAATTTTTACCTGATGATTCTAATTTAAATAAATATAAAGCAGCATAATGTCAGGTTCAGCAGGTGGAAATAGAATATCTAGGGCAGCAGTAGAAAAAACTGTTCAAGATTATATAAATAAAGTATTATCTAAATTCCCTGGATTTAAGGACGCTAAAGCAACTGGTTCTTATAATACAGGAACTAAACAAGACTTTGGTGACATTGATTTAATTGTTCATTTAGATAGTAATGATAAAAAATTAGCTAAACAAGATTTAGCTAAATATTTTGCTTCTCTCCCTGATTCAGTTATTGTACCTTTTAAAAGTAATAAATATAAAGGAAAAAAATCACTTAGTAGTGGTGAATTAGTAACTGTATTATATCCTATAAGTGGTGTACCTGATGAATTTGTTCAAATAGATAATATTGTTTCTATTAGTGAAGAAGAATCAACATTTAAAAATACATTCTTAGACTACCCAGCAGAAATACAAGGTTTACTTTTAGGTTTAGCTAAAGTAATTTGTTTAGAAGAAGATCCTAAAAAAATATTCACTAGATTAGGTATTACTAATGTACCTGAACTTGAAGCGAATCAAGAATATGAATTTAATTTATCAAGTGCTGGATTAACATTACGTATAGTAACATTAGATAATTTTAAAGAACTTAATAGAACTGAGGTTTGGAAATCTTCAAATTGGAGTATTGTTAAAAAATTATTTGACAACTACAATATAGATGGTGATTTTAAAACATTATTACAAGATTTAAAATCTAAATTAAAAAACGAACGTTCTAAAAATAGAATAAAAGGTATATTTAAATCAATGGTATCCATTAAAAGTGGAGAAGTTGATACACCTAAAGGTGATAATAAACAAGCAGCGCTAGACGCAGTTAGTAGTTTATTAGAAAATAAATTATTTAAAGGATTAGTTAGAGAATTAATCTTACCTTTAATTGAAGCAGATTCAAAGAAAACAGTAGCACTTTATGGTGGTGGTTTTAAACCACCTCACAAAGGTCATTTTGAAGTTGTTGAAAAAGCATTAGAGCAATTTCCTCAAATAGATGAATTTATTATTTATGTTGGTTCTGGAACAAGAGATGGAATTACTCAAGCTGAATCACTTTTAACTTGGGATATATATAAAAAATACTTACCTTTAAAAGTAAAAGTAGAACCAGCTAAATCACCAATTACAGCTATATATGAGTATATTGAAAATCATCAAGATGAAGATGTAATATGGGTTATTGGAGCTAGAGATGGTAAAGATGATGATTTTGTAGACTTAGCATCAAAAACTAAAGGTATAGGTAAATATGAAAATGTTGAATTAGCTCCTATAATTACTCAATCAGATACAAGTGGAACTGATGCTCGTCAAGCATTAAAAAAAGGACAAGAAGCATTTTTATCTTTTATTCCTGAAAAAGTAAAAGAAAAAACAGAAATATTTAATACTTTATCTACTGTCATTCAAGAACTAGTAACAGCTACAGAAGTTATTTGTGATAACTGTGGCTGGACCTGGAAATTAGCTGATGGTGGTAAGGATTTATATATTTGCCATAACAAATTACCAGATGGTAGTATATGTGGACATGATAATAATCCTGATTTAAATGAAGGAACTTGTGATTATGATACAGATGTTAAAACAGGTAAAAAATTAGATACACCTGGTGGATTAGAAGAAGGTAAGCAAGTTGGTCCTTTATATCACTACACATCAGCCGATGGATTAAAAGGCATCCTTCAGTCTAATAAAATAAATACCTCTGAAGAAAATTATTTAGGTAATGAATTATATTATATTTCATTTACTCGTAATAAAAATTTCTATAAAAAAGGATCTAATTTTGGAGTAAAAACAGATTATAGAATTACATTAGATGGAGACAAATTATCTGACAAATATAAAATAACACCTTTTGCCTACAGACCGGGATGGAACTATGAAGACAATTGGGAATATAATTGGTTAGAAGATGAACCTGAAAGTGTAGTGAGAGATTTCTTTAATAATACTGGTGATTATGATGAACAAGAAGAAAGAATATCTTTTAAAGGTCCTGAAGGTGGAATTGATAACATAAAAAATTATATCTTAGCTGTTAATAAAGTAGAAGATTTAAAAGAAGGTATTATATCATTAAGTGATGAAGAAGAAACAAAATTAAGAAATTTAATTCCTATTTTTATACAAGCTTTAAAAGAAAAAGACTTTAAAGTAGGATTAACTAATCCTATCAAATACAAAATGGCTTCAGGAGAAGAAGCAGAATTTGTACCATACATTTATGATGATGGTGACACCCGATCAGCAGCTAAGTTTTTAACACAAGATAATACTAATTTTAAAGATAATTTTATAGGAATTAATGGAAATTATTGGTTTCCTGCTTTTGAAGGAACATTAGAATCTATTTGGAAAACATTAACTGGAGATAATCCTAAAGAAGCTCTTTTATCTTCTTTACGTCATGAATTAATTCATGCAAAAGATCCAGCTGTAAATCACAAGCCATTAAAAACTAAATATGACCCTTCAAAACCAGAATTATATTATGGTACTTGGGAAGAATTTCCATCACAAACAGGTGAATTTTTAGAAGCTATAAAATTTAATAGTTATGAATAT